CCAGTAGCATCAGTCGTGATCAACCCACGTGTGAAATTGCGCATCGGAATGGAAGGCAAATCAGAACCATCTGGGAACCGCATTGATCTACCACGCGCTTCAAAGACGTGCGCTAACTCAGCAGCCAACGCGCGCCCAACCGGTCTAGGAACTCGGCCCTTCTTACCGCCGCCAGGTGCTTTATTCCTGGCTTTGGCCTTCTTCTCCTTCTTACTCTTAGTATTATTATTATTATTATTATTTTTGGTCGACATCCTAGATATTCCAGTTAAGACGTGTTTCGGGGAAAAACTCGTAAAAGTGATGATCACAACGCCGTACGTAGCTTGGCTCCATGGAGCTATAACTACCCTCGATGGCCAGCTGCCTGGCTACTGGGATGCCGAACGCTCTAGCGAATGAAGCACGAGCCTCATCCGAAACAGGTTCAACACGAGACCTCAGTCCCCGGGATAATTGTTGCATTCCGCTAAATTCTGGGGTGATGACGTACTTCGTTTGTCGCGCGCCACGCCCCAACATTTCGTAGAATGCTTGCATAACAGGTAACCCTGCTGTGAGAGCCAAGCCACACTTGGACTTAGAGTCGCGAAGTGCGTCGAACATCTCACGGTTTGGAATGGGCTTAACAGTCAAGAGATCACGCGCGATAGCATCCTCAATATTACGGACCATCCGCCATTTCGACCCGTCATAAACGGGTTTCATTCTGCAGAATACAATGTCCTCCATACGGGAAGCCACACTCTCGATCTTGACGCGGAACCCATTTTTGAGCCCCACTTCTTTTATCTTGCCCTCAAACGCCTGCACATTTCTCCTCTCCCCAATCAAGTTCGTATCGTCACCAGCTGAGAACACATCAACACGGATGCTTTGAGTCTGCCGAAGTTCCTGAACCGTTTGTGCTACTATCATGCACATCACGAGTATGCCATATAGGCTAGTGTTCATCACACCATCAGGCAACGTTCCATCGATCTTCCCCTTAATGACACCATCACGGGACTTAGCGACGAACTGGGTGTGCCACTGCATGCGGAGCAGGTCAAAAAGCTCTGCACCCTCAGTAGTGTTCACCCCACCAGCAACCTCACACAGGAAGTAAGTAAGAACAGTGTGCATGGTGACGGAAACATGTTGTGAGAATCGCTCACAATCAAGGCCAATGCAAACGGGATCATCATACCGTTCCCATTTACGCGCCAACATGTCCCCAATCTCCTCACCGTTCAGACCTTTGGTGACGGTACGGCGTGTTCCGCCGAACTGTCTACTAAAATATCTATTTATCGCCCGGTATATGGCCTTCTCCATGGGTTTAATATGCACCCCTAGTAATAAATTAATACGAACACTCATGGGTCTAATACACCTAGGACACTTGCCACACCAGTGGCTGTCAACTAAGGTTGACTCCATCAATTCATTCTTAACAAAGATTGAAAGGGTGGAATCACGTACGGTAGTTTCCCGTAATGGTAATTTGTCGTGCTCATTTTGGTAGGATCTCAATTTCGGACCAGTGTAATCCGCTAGAAAATCGGAAAAGGAGATCTTTCCTCCATAGTTCACGTGAAACGACAGTCTTTTCAACTGTTTCTTAAACCCACTCATGTCCGTAGGTTGAGGAGGGGCGGTAAACCCCCCCAATCTATCAGACACAAAATATACCCTACCTAATAAACTAGCTAATAAATTATTTACGCTATTGTGGTATAACACTTTATGAAGTCCCGAACCCGCCTCAGAGAAGCG